CCCGCAATGCCGATTCTGGTACACGTATTCCAGCGGTATAGCCTTCCCAAACAGGTACAGGATTTCTGTACTCGAGTGGTATGGCAGCTAGAAGTGCATTCAACGTCTTAGGAAGCAACGTATCATGCTCCGCGCACCATTCTACGAGGCGATTAAAGAGAGCAACACAGTTATGTACGTTCTCAAGGGAGTCTTTTGAATACACTCCCCGTACATTGTGCCCGCGGTACCAGTCGGTACCGCAGCTCTCTTTGAAAGGACCTGACAGAAAAGATTTATCCACGTTTACGTGCAGCCCAATTTCTTCAAGGGCTACACAAAAGCGAGGAGCAAATTTCTCTGGCAGAATGATATCATCTCCAAAAACACCTATAAGGGTTCTGATCAGACCACACGTCGGGTCGTAACAACGCAATTGCGGGTTTCCCTGCAATTTAATCGCTGCTACAGCCAGGCTAGTGTAGACTAGAACCTGAAGGGGGAAGGTGAAACCATTGCCCATCGTCCCAAAAATATGGAGCGGAATAGACATTTCGTCTTTACGTCCAAATCCGAGACACATATCGACACGTTGTTCGCGACTCAAGTTCATTGCCTTAAAGCAATTAGGCAGAAACATGAACAAGAACTCGATTAACATGCGATAGTACGAGTCAGACGACTCCTTCATATCCAAAGTAGCAGGGCGCATACCAAAGTCTCTCATGAACCATTCCGGTTCATCAAGCGACCCAAGGCGTGCAAGCTCTCTATTTCGGTCTGGCTGAGTCTGTAGATCAAAGCCTATGGCTTTCAGCACTTCCTCAAAGATAGTGCCGATTGCTTTAGTGGCAAAAGATCCAACAATTGTCGGAATCGTGATTGAGCGGTCCTTCACAGCGTCCTTAGGGACGGTGGACCACCGTGCTATGCCCATCTGGCCTCTCTGCGTTTCAGAGCGCAATGCTCTGATTCGTTCATCATAGTTGATGCCGCCGTGGCGGAAGAGAAACAAACTCCAGATGCTGAAGACCCCTTCGGTGGGATAGGTATGTTGGCTTTCGGCCAATTTGCCGTAGATGTCGTTGTTTTCAGCACCTACGGCCGTACCAGGCCCTGTCATTCCGAAGGAGAGCCAGTCGCTTGTAGCGAATAGCTCCTCGTATTCACCAAGCCAGTTGGTCAAAATCTGCTGAGCCTCACACAGCATGTGTTGAGTAAACTCAGAGAACTGACCTATGCCGCCCCGCCGCCAACGAGTATCGCGCTCCAGGCACTCTTGGCTTTTAATCAAGAAGCGTTGGAGTGCTACATCTCGTCGGTCGGCAGCAGGGGCAGCAGTCAACAGGTCATCACCTACGTATTTCTTTGTAAGTGAATTAACCAGCTGGCTATTAGCAATACGAACATGATTACATCCATCATCGTCAAGTGCTGGATCAAACCAGACACTTGTTCCGAGATGTACGGAATCAGGTCCTGACTCAAGGTCTTCTTTGACATAGTCTTGTAGAGCCTCAATTAAAGATCTCACTGTTATCTCCTCGGTTTTGCAACCTGTTAGCGGAAATCGTCATCGTGAGGCAGCAGTTCGTGTCGTGCTATTTAATGGCACCAGAAAGGAACATATCGACTAACGTGCTTGCATTCGCAAACATAAAGCCGAAATAAGCGCTCACTGCGCTTTTAAGTTCCTCGGTATCACTAAGGTCAATTCCCGCAGGGATGCGGAACGCGGTGTCGATGGTCATCTGCGCTTCCTGCGCAGGTGATGCAACGACAGTCGCTCCCTTGACCAATTTAACACGATATTGATTCATCGGAATCTGAGACACAATCCCAGTGGTCGGGTTCGCCCGCCCAAGGGGTTTGATATCAGAAGGCCGTTGGACAATCAAACTGAACGGCGAAGACACAGAGTGTGTCTCCGATCCAGTCTGAGTGCCACCCAAC